AGTTGCAAATAAATTAAGAGGTAAAGATAAAGTATATTTTACACCAAATATGCAATGTGGAGATAACATAATTATTGTTAATTCTGAAAAAGTTCTTTTAAAAGGTCAAAAAAGATTAAACAAAAATTATTATTGGCATACTGGGTATCCTGGAGGTATTAAATCCACAACACCAGAAAAAATATTAACTGGTAAAACTCCTTCTAAGGTGATTCAACTTGCAGTTAAAAGAATGATACCAAAAGGCCCCTTAGGAAGAAAAGTTTTAAAACAACTTCATATTTATAGTGGAAGCGAACATCCTTACGAAGCTCAGAAACCTGAGGCAATTGATATTAAATCTTTAAATAGAAAAAATAGTTAGGTCAAATATGAATGAAGAAGTAAATAATTTAAATGAATTAGAAAGTAATTCTAGCCCAGATCAATCAATACAGCCTACTGAACCTAAAATTGATAATTTGGGTAGATCTTATGCTACTGGCAGAAGAAAAGATTCCACTGCTAGAGTTTGGGTAAAACGAGGTTCTGGTGTTATGACAGTAAACGGCAAGGAAATGCCAATTTATTTTGATAGACCAGTTTTACAAATGCAACTCAACCATGTTTTTGAAATAGCTAATAGAGTTAAAGAATTTGATGTAATGGCAACTGTCAAAGGTGGTGGCCTTTCTGGTCAAGCAGGTGCTGTTAAACATGGAATAAGTAAAGCTCTTTCGTTATTTGAACCCGAATTAAGAACAACTTTAAAATCAGCTGGGCTTTTGACAAGAGATTCTCGTACAGTTGAAAGAAAAAAATACGGTAAAGCAAAAGCCAGAAAAAGTTTTCAATTCTCTAAAAGATAAGTTTTATGACATCATTACCCGTTTCAATTGGAATAGCTGGTATTGGAAATGTTGGCAGTGAAGTTGTTAGTCAATTAACTAAACATAAAGAATATAAAAAATCTTTTATTATTAAAGCAGTTTCTTACAGAAATAAAAAAAAGAAACGTAATTTTATACCAAAGGGTATTACTTATTATTCAGATGCTAAGAAGTTAGCTCAGGATAAAAATATAGATTTAGTTATTGAATTAATAGGAGGTTCTGAGGGCATTGCTAAAGATGTTTGTTTTATAGCCATTAAAAACAACAAACACCTAATAACCGCTAATAAAGCTCTAATTGCTGAATATGGCAAGGATTTATCAGAATTATCAAATAAAAATTCAGTTTATTTTGGATTTGAAGCGTCAGTTGCTGGAGGAGTGCCAGTCATTAAGGTAATAAAAGAAAGTTTTTTTTCTAACAAAATTTCACAAGAATAATCTTCTGGGTTCATGTTCCTCTATGTAACCCCCATGCTATATCAGGAAATGCCTCTGCAACAATTTCCCTTGTCAATTTATATTTCTCAGTAAGATTCTTATCTTTGACTAGACAGATAATTTTAGCCTCCTCTGGGTGTAATCCTTCTAACATCTGTATGAACATTGTCTCTCTACGAAGAGAACTCAATGTATCATTACCACCCTTGATAAAGTGATAGAGGTTCTTCCATTCTCTGCGAAGAGATGTATGATCTGTTCCTACAGGAACTTCATTCTCCTTGTAAGGAACTTGTCCTTCTGGAACAGCAGATTTAACTCTGTCATCAAAGTTCCATATCAAAATGGCAGTGAGTGAGTCATCACGATGCTCTCGTAAGGCTTCAACCTTCTTTACTTTTGTTCTTTGAGAGTCAACATAATCTAATATCTCATGGATAAAAGGATTTGGAGGTAACTTTACCTTCCTAGTCGTTGTCTTCTTCTTCGTTGTTGTTGTCATAATTTTCAAATCGAACTGCTAAAATTTCATCTGCTCTTAGATTACCATTTTCGTCAAACATCTCAGGATGAGTGTAAACTGTATCTGGTGTTGTTTCGTATGAGTGTTCTCTTGCTACCCATCCTATCACACCTCCTAATAATAGTGCAAGGAACGATACACATGTTGTTATCGTTAGAGTTACTATTAAAGTTTCCATGGATTCCCCCAGAGATTATTTTTTTGTAATGTTGATAGTAAAAGTTATTTCTCTTTTGAAAAGACTTAACTTTAACTGAAAGGTGGGTTTTGGTTGAACGTTCCTCCTATTACGTAGTAACAACTCCACTCCCCGATTGATTTCGGGTTTGTTGTTTTTATTTAGAACGTTTTTTTCTTCCTCTCCTTTTGTCAAGATTATACCTCCATGCATCCTCTAGTATACCATAAAGATAAGTTTTTATCTTTCTTGCCTTTGGTTTTGGTATATGACCATAGGCCTCTTTAAGAGTTTTGTCACCTCCTTTAATGTATTCTTCGAGTTCTAAAACCTGCTGTGATAATTCAGCAGCAGTTGAACTCTCAATAAACTCTTCAATTTGTTTCTTCTTCACACCCTCACCTTCAAGATAAGGGTAAAATTTCAAAACAAAGTCACCTTTGAAAGCCAGTTCAAGTGCTCTCTCAACAATGAAGTAAACTTCTTCAAAGTTCTTCATATGATTTTTTCTCTTTGTAACCATTGTAAAGTCTCCTTACACCCTCCGATGTAATGATTTTCAATTTGAACTTGTGGGAATGTGGCATCAGAACCAAACTCCTCTTGAAACTCATGTTTCGTAAAGTCTTGATCGTATTTGTATTCTACAAAATCAATCTTAACAGTTTTGAGTAAATGTTTTACTCTGTCACACCATTGGCAGTTATCTCTTGAATAGACTACAGCTTGCATCTTAGGTAAATTCCTTAATTGTTTTCTGATAATCGATGTCAAAAAGTTCTAATCCCTTGTCTGTGAGAATATGATTATACATGCCCTCAAAGATTTTGGGTGGCATTGTGCAGATATCAGCACCTTGAGCAAATGAATGCTCTACGTCAGCAACTGATCTGATTGAGGCAGAGAGTATCTCAGGTAGATTATATTGTGCTGCAACATGCACTGGCAACACCTCTTTAATTCTTCTAATGAGATTACATCCACCAAATCTTTGGTCATCCACACGACCAACAAAAGGGGAGAGATATCTTGCGCCGGCCTTGACCGCTAGGATCGCCTGTGAGACGCTGAATATCAATGTGACATTAACTCTAACACCTTGAGCATACAAGTCCCTACAGACCGCTAGGCCGTCGGGTGTGCAAGGCACTTTGATTGTGACCGCATCATGGAATTTACTAATCAGACGATCTGCTTCTGTAAGCATCTCTTCTTTAGTTCCTACAACTTCCATGCTTATATCCTTAAGTCCCATCAAAACAAGATCACGATATACATCGTCAGGTCTTTCATGACTTTTCATAATCAATGTTGGATTTGTGGTCACACCATCAATCAATCCAGTCTCGAAATGTTTGCCGATAGTTTTTGTATCAGCAGTATCAAGAAAAATTTTCATAAGTAATGATCTCTCGATTTTATATAGTGGTTGATATTTTTCAGTCTAACGCATCAAGTTGAGAATGTCTAGGTCTATGATTTTTCATACCGTCGTGATTACCGTCATTTGGTAGTTTTCCTGTAGCCAAATAATCAACAGTGTCTATGCAACCCTTAAGATAAGATACTCTTTCCTTGTCATCTGGATCTACCTGCTTTAATCTCTTAGTAAATCTTTCCATGAGTTGCTGTAAATTTTCAGTTTGTTTCATTTTTTTAATACGGTTTTTCTTAAGTCGATTGCGACGATTATTTTCACAAACTCTTTTAACCGTGCACTCTTTACACTCATATGAATAGGAAGATGCTAGTCTAACATTTTTACGAGTTCGATAATAACCATCGATTAGATTTTTTTCCTGACCACAAACTCTACATTTACGCTCCTGTAGAAGTAAATGAGCAAGTTCTAGTTGTTCATCTAGATCCATCTTTTCCTTGCATAAAAAAAGACCCTATAAGGGTCTTTATTATAACATATGTATGTTACTTTATAACGCATTACCACGAGGTAGTACTTCCTCTGGGAATACAAAGTTTTCGTGTGGTTGGTCAACAGATGACATCCATGCTCTCATACCCTCATTAAGAAGAATGTTCTTCGTATAGAAAGTCTCGAACTCTGGGTCTTCTGCTGCTCTTATCTCTTGAGATACAAAGTCGTATGCTCTTAAGTTAAGTGCAAGACCTACGATACCAATTGATGATGTCCACATTCCCATAACAGGAACGAATAACATAAGGAAGTGTAAAAATCTTTTGTTAGAAAAAGCAATACCAAATATCTGTGACCAGAAACGGTTTGCTGTTATCATTGAATAAGTTTCTTCTTCCTGTGTTGGGTCAAATGCACGGAAGGTTGTAGATTGTATCTTACCCTCTGTGTATTGTGATGTGTCTTCATACAAAGTGTTCTGTACAGTTGCACCGTGAATGGCACAGAGTAATGCTCCACCTAATATACCTGCAACACCCATCATATGAAATGGATTGAGTGTTATATTATGGAATCCTTGTATGAAAAGAATATAACGAAAGATTGCTGCGACACCGAATGATGGTGCGAAGAACCAACTGTGTTGACCTAAAGGATAGATCAAAAAGATGCTAGTGAAGACGGCTATTACTGCTGAGAAAGCAAGAGCATTGTAGGGTCTGATACCTACAAGTCCAGCAATTTCAAACTGTCTGAGCATGAATCCTATGAGACCGAATACACCGTGAAGTGCAACAAAGTTCCAGAGTCCTCCGAGTTGTACCCAACGAACAAATGAACCCTGTGCTTCAGGTCCCCATAAGAACATAAGACTATGACCCATTGCATCGCCTGGTGTAGACACTGCTGCGGTCAAGAAGTTTGCTCCTTCAAGATATGAAGATGCAATACCATGTGTGTACCATGATGTCACGAAAGTAGTTCCAACGAACCAACCACCGATTGAAAGGTAAGCACAAGGTAAAAGAAGTAGTCCAGACCATCCGATGAATACGAAACGGTCTCTCTTTAACCAATCATCAAGAACATCAAACCAGCCCCTTGTAGGTGCTCGTAAGGTAGATGCTACCATTATTTTCTCCTATTAAAAAGGGGTCATAAGACCCCTTGATTTATATTTGATTAACTAATTAACCAATTGAAGGTGCTGTTAAAGCAACTGTTGTTGACTCTGCTGATGCAAGGTCAAGTGGGAAGTTGTGTGCATTTCTTTCATGCATAACTTCCATACCCAAGTTTGCTCTGTTAAGAACGTCGCCCCATGTTGGAACGATCTTTCCGTTAGCATCAACAACTGACTGGTTAAAGTTGAAACCATTCAAGTTGAATGCCATTGTGCAGATACCCATAGAGGTTAACCATACACATACAACAGGGAAAACTGCTAGGAAGAAGTGTAAACTTCTTGAGTTGTTGAAACTTGCATACTGGAAGATTAAACGACCAAAGTAACCATGAGCGGCCACGATGTTGTATGTTTCTTCTTCTTGTCCAAACTTATAACCGTAGTTCTGGGACTCAACTTCTGTAGTTTCCTTAATCAAAGATGAAGTAACTAAAGAACCGTGCATTGCACTAAAGAGTGCTCCCCCAAACATTCCTGCTACACCAGCCATGTGGAATGGGTGCATTAGAATGTTATGCTCTGCTTGGAACACGAACATAAAGTTAAAAGTACCTGAGATACCTAGTGGCATACCATCAGAGAAGGAACCCTGACCGAATGGGTAAACTAAGAATACAGCGAATGCTGCTGATACAGGTGCTGAATATGCTACACAGATCCATGGTCTCATACCTAGTCTGTATGATAATTCCCACTGTCTTCCCATGTATGCGGAGATTCCGATTAGGAAGTGGAAGATTACCAACTGGTATGGGCCACCGTTGTATAACCACTCATCGACTGTTGCTGCTTCCCAAATTGGGTAGAAGTGTAGACCGATTGCGTTTGAAGATGGAACAACTGCACCAGAAATGATGTTGTTACCATATAAGAAAGAACCCGCAACTGGTTCTCTGATTCCGTCGATATCGACAGGAGGTGCTGCTATGAAAGCAACGATGAAACATGCTGCTGCTGCGAGTAAGCATGGAATCATGATTACACCAAACCAACCAACATATAATCTGTTGTTTGTTGATGTAACCCACTCACAGAACTCGGGCCAGCCTGCTAGGAGACTGGTTTGTCTGCGTGAAATATTTGAGGTTGTCATTAGTAAGACGTTTAAGTAGGGCACCAAGGGTAGATGCGAAACTTATTTCCTGTAACCCCTCGCTACAGGATATGAGAGACTATTGCTTATACTGCTCACAGGTCTCGGTTAAAAGCAGTTGTACTCAGGGTGACGATACGTTCGGGTCCTTCGTAAGGTGAGGGTTTCCTCACCATTTGATTTATTTATGTTAAGATATCTTAACAATTATGTCAAGCTAAAAAGATAAGTATTAATACTTATTTTTTTTAAAGGGATGTTTAGGAACTTTATGTTTTGGATTTCTTTTTAAGTCTTTTTTAAGATCCCTGAGAAACTTGAGGTGATTTTTTATTTCAGAATGACGCATCCTCTAAATTATAATCACCACAGACTGGTTGTACCTCCCAATTTTTCCAGTCCATTTTTCTATCTACTATGAGTTTTTCTAACTCATCTACAGACAAACATACTTTTACTGGTTTGTCAGTGTTCTTTTCGTATATGTGAAAGAGTAATGTATCTACCATATTAGTGATAAACGTACCATCCTGTGGCTATGTATTTGGTTTCGGTATTGCTAACAATACCTTTGTGTGCATGTGTCCAGAACGCAGGGAAGATGCACAGTCTCCCTTCTACTGCATCAATAGTTTTATCATACTCTGGATAGTATGTACCGCCACTATCAGTGACTGTATTTAAGTATAATGTCCAAGCTA